TATCATCCCTACTGGCAGGATAGCAGGGCCACGCGGGTACTAGACACCAACCGGTTATATTCAGACCAACCGAATTCCCGCAATACGTTGTCTCGCCATATTTAATGAGGTGATAGATTGTGGCGCTTTCCGAACGGATCGTACATTTTTGCGTCTGATTAATCTATACCTCCTGTTATTCGAGTAACCGGTGGGAGCAGGCGTAATTTGCGCTGTATTTATCTTCACTACATCTCTAACCCGGTTTAGTAACGTGTTCTTGCTTAAACTCTGCTGCTCCAACTTATTCGATAAACCGCGAAAACATAATGGAATAATGTTAGTAGCAACATTTTTAATCAAGTTACTAGTCGGGACTGTTGTACTGCCAGTAATCGTTCCAAACCCACTAGATACTACGGTTGACAATCCTGCAGCATCAAAAGATGTCCCATATACTTTATTTATATTAACCAACTTATCATTTACATACGTTGCCGCGGCTGACAACACGTTTGCGAAGGTACGACTGGAACAAATTCGGGAAGTTAACCCATTCCAGTAACTCTTTAACGTCGATAAAATGCCTCGATACACGCTAAGTGGATATGGTTTACTGGTCCCATTTCCTACGACCTGAAGCGTGTTTAATGTCGCATCATTATAATAAGCGATTGTGTCAGTGTTAATTAAGTGGTCAGTAGTAGTATAACGAATAAGGAAGGTATCGGCATTACGATTATAAACTGCAATCTTGGTGATATACGCTACATAATCGGCGTTGGCATGCACCGCCGTAAGTACTGTATTGGTGGCCACATGTGATAATGTTGCGCTCCAATCCTGTTCCATTATATTTAAGTCCGAACTCAAACTACTTTTCTCCACATCAGTTATATCGATTGAACTCAATTCGTTAATTGTACTTAATAATGCTTTAGCGTTAAATAAGCTATCAATTCCAGCATCGATAAGCTTCAAAATCTCAGAGTGCGTTGCATCTTGATTTGAATTAATAATATCACTAAAATTAACTATATCCAAATCAGCCGTAGTAGTTTCCGTCGTCGTACTTATATTTGCTATGCTCTCTACTCCCATATCCGCACTTAATACACTAGATTTCTCCAATATATCGTCAATCAATTCGTCATTAGCGTACACTCCAGCAATTTTATCTAATAATTCGTTACTAGGCACTAACGATACATCCGGTAAATTAATATCTCGTAAAATGGTGCTAGCGTCGTCTTGAATTGATTGTAATTCACTCTCAACCTGCACTAGATCAGTTGCGAAATTAGCTACAGTATATACATCTCTTCTAGTCATGCTAACTTCAGACTGGGTTGGAGTCTCTCGAGTTAATGCCAAAGCCATGCTGTTCCGTAATGTGTCAATATTTTTTACATTAATATCAACTAATGTACTTAGCGCGTTTACGAAATTTTCGAGTGGCATTCTATTTACACGAATTGTTATTGCCGAATCGGAATTATCAGTGTTTGTAATGATAACAGTGTTGGTAAAAAGTTCGCTTAAGAGTTTGGAAAAGTTGATTTCGTTACGTGGGCAGTTGACAATGGGATCAATGTCACTCGTGACGAGACTTGGGGTGATGATTGTGTCTGAAACCAAAATTGTGTCGGTCGCCATGATATCTTATTGTCAACTGCCCACGTAACGA